CACAGTACGAGATGGAAGAAGACTTCCTGATGCCTACCAAGAAGATGAATGCACTTGATGCTGCCATTATGAAGCAGAAGCCGTTGAAGTCCAAGAACAAGAATCCAGGACGGTACCTAGACAAATGAAGAAAACCAAAGAAGCAAAGGTTATGGGCGAGTTCAAGCGCGGCGAGTTGCACAGCGGCTCGAAGAAGGGCCCCGAGGTCACCAACCGCAAGCAGGCTGTCGCGATCGCCATGAGCGAGGCGCGCAAGGCTGGCAGCAAGGCCCCTGTGAAGAAGGCCAATGGCGGCCCGATCATGGAGGGCATTTCGACCCGCCCCGTCGACGCCAAGGGCCGTCGCATGCCAATCGAAATGGTCGCAATAGAGCAGATCAAAACCGCGCCCAAGATGGGCAAAGGCATTGGCGCTGTAGACGCCGCTCTTATGGCTGCCAAAATGGCGCGTAAGGGTGTCCCGGCGCATAGCAACAAACCCAAGATTAAACGCGCAGAGGGTGGCCTCGCCTGTATGCCGGGTCGCAAACGGTAACGGGGGCGGTGCGGACGCTTCCGACTTGCCGTAGAGGCGTCCGCACTGTATACAGCAATCAGACAGAAATGCCTGCTCGGCTGTTGCGGGCTGCTGCGCTAACTGAGCGAGCATGAAAAAATGGCCTATTCTGGAACAGTATCACAGACTACATTCAACACCCGCCGCGTAATCGAGAATGCGGCGCGGCGCTGTAAGCTGCCTGCGCAGTCTCTGACGCCCGAGCATGTCGACATCGCGAACGACCAGCTGTTCATGCTGCTGTCGGATCTCTCCAACCGCGGCATCCAGTTGTGGTGCATCGAGAAGCAGATATACCCGCTCTATAACGGCACGGGCGATCTCACCCTCGACATCGGCACTGTCGACGTCCTGAACAGCAACCTGCGCACATTGCAGCAGGTTACCGGCATCAATTACGACACGGCGACCTATCGGGAAGTCGATTTCACCAGTCCGGCCATGGTCAACACGGTCGGCGTGAAGTGGAGCGCAGACGCGGTGCCGCTGTCCCTGCAGCGCAGCGACGACGCCGTGACGTGGGTTACTATTCAAACCGAAACGCCGGCGGCATCGGCGGGGGAGTGGACTTGGTTCGATCTGCAGCAAAACGTGGCGGCACGGTATTTCCGCGTTCTGGCCACCAGCGGCACCCTAAGCTTCAGCCGAATATACCTCGGGAACACGCCGACGGAGATACCCCTCGCGCGTCTCAGCCGAGACGAATACACGAACCTGCCGAACAAGAGCTTCCAGTCGAACAGGCCCCTGCAGTTCTGGTTCGACCGTCAGGTGCAGCAGCCTGTGATGCATCTCTGGCCAGTGCCGAATGCGCAGGCCGAGACCTATCAGGTCGTCCTGTGGCGTCAGCGATACATCATGGACGTGGGCACGATGACGGAGGAGATCGAGGTTCCGCAACGCTGGTATGAGGCGATCGTCGCCATGCTCGCGGCGCGTCTGGCCATGGAGTATATCGAGGTCGACGTGAACCTTGTGGGCCTCCTCGACCAGAAGGCCAAGGAGAGCCTCTACTTCGCCCAACAGGAGGAGCGGGACAACAGCCCGATGATGATCCTCCCCAACATCAGCATGTATACGAAATAATGCCGGTAGAGGGCTATCTCGACACACGCGGACGCCAATGGCTGGCAGTGGGGCTTTGCGATCGATGCAAGCGCAAGTTCCCGCTCGACGAGCTGTGGAGCGACCGCAACATTCCTTCGCTGAAGGTGTGTCGGGACGATCTCGACGACTTCGACCCGTACCGCCTGCCTGCACGCGAGGGCGAGCAGATTGCCCTGCGCTATCCGCGACCGGATGAGGCGCTTGACTGATGCCGCTGTATCTTAACACGCGCGGTAACTCGACGCTGGGCATAGGCATCTGCAGCCGCTGCAGCCGCAAGTTCCCACTCGACAAGCTGCACTCGGATCCGAACTATCCGGGCCTGCGCGTATGCGACGCTGACACAGACCAGTATGACCCCTACCGCCTGCCCCCTCGGCAGACGGAAGACATTACGCTGCCCTTCATGCGCACGGATACGCCGATCCCGACCAATCCGAATGGCTTCATAACGCAGAACGAGTTGCAGTTCCTCATCACCGAGGACAACGATGAATTTATCATCTTTTTCGAGGATGACGAGCTGTGAGTGTCCCCACAAATCTTATCCCGACGACCATAACGGGGTTGCCTGAGTATCAGGGCAGCGGCACCTACGGCTATCTGCCGTATATCATTGACGGGCGCACCTATAAGGTCCAGTTCAGCAACATCGCCGCGGTCGGCGCGGTCCCGTCCTCCCGCACGATCGCGACTGGCACTGGCCTGACAGGCGGCGGCGATCTGTCGCAAAACCGCACAATAGCGATCGCCAATGGCGGCGTAGGCACCGCGCAGCTCGCCCCGTCAGGCGTCAGCGCAGGCGTCTACGGCTCAGGGACCGACGTGCCTGTGCTCACTGTCGACGCCACAGGGCGCGTCACAGCCGCCAGCACGACGCCTGTCAGCGTGTCGGGCTTTGTGCCCACCACGCGCAGCATCATCGCTGGCGCGGGCCTCACAGGCGGCGGAACGCTGACGAACGACGTCACGTTGGCCGTAGACTTCTCAAACGCTACACCTCAAGCTCTCGGCACAGCTACGGCTGGTGGCTCGACTGCTGCTGCTCGCGGAGACCACGTCCATCCGGCTGTGGATCTCGCAAATACAAGCCAAACCCAAGGCGCGCTCCCCTTGGGTCGCGGCGGCACCGGCGACGCCCTTTCTCCTGTTGCCGGTGCCGTCGTATATTCCACCGGCACTAAGTTTGCGCTGACGAACCCCGGTATCGCGGGGCAGGTTCTGGTTTCAGGCGGCGTTGACGAGCCGCAGTGGCAGACACTCCCCGGCACAGGCACCGTCACCAGTATCAATGTGAGCGGCGGCTCGACAGGCATCACCTTCACGGGCGGACCGATCACCACCTCGGGCACGATTACCATGGGCGGCGTGCTTGATTTGGATAATGGCGGTACCAGCGCCACGAATGCGGTCGATGCACGTGCGAACCTCGGCGCGGCTGCGTCTGGGGCAAACAGCGACATCACGTCGTTGTCGGGCATCACGGGTGGCATCGCCACGCCAGACTATATTGACTTTGATACCGTAGCGGCCCCTGCGCTCGCTACAGGGCGTCTGGCGTGGAACCCAGACGACGGCACGCTTGATATCGGGTTGAACAACGGTGTCGTGCTCCAGACGGGGCAGGAGACGGTGTTTTATGCGAAGAACACGTCTGGCGGCAGCATCGCCAACGGCACGCCGGTCATGTTTACCGGCGTTGTCGGCGCGTCCGGCAAGCTGACGTTCGGTAAGGCGATTGCGGACGGCTCGATCCCCAGCGACTATATGATGGGCGTTGCCACGCAAACAGTGGCTAATAACGGCTTTGGCTATGTCACAAGCTTCGGCCTTGTGCGCGGCTTCAACACGAGCGGGACGCCCTTCGGTGAAGTGTGGGCTGACGGAGATCTCCTCTACTTCAGCACAGCGGCACCGGGCACATGGACGAAGGTGCCGCCTGCGTCCCCCGCCATCCACGAGCCGGTAGCAGTTGTCATTAACGCCGCGTCTGGTGGCAGCGGCTCGATCTTCGTGCGCATGAAGGTCAGCGAGAAACCGACCACGCTGCAGGACGTATACATCAACGGCGGCGGCCCACTGGCTGGGCAGATGCTGATCTACGATCAGGCCCAGTCGCGTTGGGAGAACCACTACCTGACGGCAGGCACGGGCATCTCGATTACGAATGCCAGCGGCTCGGTGACTGTCACCAACAGCGCACCCGATCAGGTAGTGTCGATTACGGGCGCGGGCACTACTGTCGTTACTGGCAGTTATCCAAATTTTACAATTACTTCTAACGACCAGTTCACAGGAACTGTTACGAGTGTCGCGGCCTCTGGTGGCACGACCGGGCTGACCTTCACCGGTTCGCCGATTACGTCGAGCGGCACCCTGACGATCGGCGGCACACTCGCCGTCGCGAACGGCGGCACTGGCGCTACAGACGCGGGCACGGCGCGTGGCAACCTCAGCGCCGCCAAGTCGGGCGTAAATACCGACATCACATCTATCGCCCTGACCAGCGGCACGATCATCAATGCGCCCACCAGCGGCACGGATATCGTCAACAAGGCCTACGCCGACACCATAGCTGCCGGTATCAACTTCCATCAGGCGGTCCGTCTGGCGACGACTGCCGCGCTGCCCGCCTATACCTACAACAACGGCACGGGCGGTGTCGGCGCGACGCTCACAGGTAGCGCCAACGGCGCTCTGAGTGTCGACGGCGTGGCTGTTGCCGCAGGCAACCGCATCTTGGTCAAGGACGAGATAGGCGCGGCGCAGGCGTATAACGGCGTTTATACTGTCACGCAGACCGGCAACGGCTCGACGCCCTACATCCTGACGCGCGCCACAGACTTCGACACGGCGGGCACAGGTGTCAATCAGATCGATGCGGGCGACTTCTTCCTCGTGACTGCGGGCTCGACGCAGGCCAACACGTCGTGGGTCCAGCAGACGCCGCTGCCAATCACGGTCGGCACCACGGCCATAGTCTTTACGGAGTTCGGCGCTCCGATCACATACTCGGCGGGCACGGGCCTCACGCTCTCCGGCACTGTCTTCAGCATCACGAACACAGGTGTCTCGGCCACTACCTACGGCAGCGCGACGCAGGTGCCTGTCATTGCCGTCAATGCGCAGGGCCAGATCACCAGCGCGAGCAACACGTCGATCGCGATTGCCGCGTCGCAAGTCACCTCGGGCCTCTTGGCTGTGGCGGTGGGCGGCACGAACAGTAACGCGACGCCGACGGCAGGCGCGGTGGCGTATGGCACTGGATCCGCGTATGCGTTCACTTCGGCTGGCACTGCTGGCCAAGTTCTGATATCTAACGGTGCGGGAGCACCAACCTACGGCTCGGTCAACGGGGGCACATTCTAATGGCGCAGAGCGGCTTCACGCCCATACAGCTCTTCAGGACTACAACTGCAGCGGCGGTGCCGACTGCGGGCACCCTCGCCGACGGTGAACTCGCGATCAACCTGACCGACGAGAAGCTGTACTTCAAGAACGCCTCGGGGACCGTCAAGCTGCTTGCGTCTTCTGGCGGCGCGTCGGGCACTGTGACGAGTGTCGATGTCAGTGGCGGTACGACTGGCCTGACCTTCAGCGGCGGACCGATCACATCCTCCGGCACGATTACCATGTCTGGCACTCTGGGCGTCGCCAATGGTGGCACGGGCGCGTCGAGCCTCACTTCGGGCTATTTGCTCAAGGGCAATGGCACATCGGCTGTCAGCGCCTCGGTGATCTACGACGACGGCACGAACGTCGGTATCGGAGTAACACCCAGCACTTGGACTGACTTTACAGCACTTCAAGTAGGTGCCCTCGGTGGCGCGGCGTTGGGGGGTTTAGCAAACAACACAATCCTCACCTCAAACGCCTACTATAACTCTGGATTTAAATATGCAGCGTCGGGCGCTGGGGCTACATACTACCAGGAGACAAGCTCTGAACACCGTTGGTTTACCGCTCCCAGCGGGACAGCAGGCAACGCCATCACCTTCAC